GGCGCTTGCTGAAATGAGGAAGCCGTGAGCGATGAAGAAGCGGCAATAGCGGAGCTACATTCCATGCTGGAAGATGTGGCGCATGATGTGCTGCGTGAAGGCTATCTCAAGAAGAAAACCATATCGGCAGAGATGATACGCTTTGCTAAGCGCATGGTGAAGAAGGTGAAAAACAATGAATGAAATCTCAACAATCATTCGCGCGCGACTGACCACGCTTGGGCAGCCTGTCGGGAAAGGGGAAGGCGACGAATGAGCGTCACGCAACTTGACCCGCCGTTACCTGTGTTGACACCCAAAGGCACCGCCTGGGCGCACCTGATTATTGACTACGGCCCGGAGGCAGACCTCATGTGGATCTGCTTCCAAGACAGCACCGGCGAGTGCTGGACTTGGCGCAACCAAGACATTCGCGCGCAGCCGAACGCCACCCTTGGGCGCCTTACGCCATGATAGCGGCCCTGTATGTCGAGCCATGCGGCGCATATTACGGGCTGCCTGACGTTGAGCCCTGGGACCAAGCGCGCGATGCGCGGCAATACTCCGGCCCATGGCCTGTTGTCGCGCATCCGCCGTGCGAGCGATGGGGGCGGTTCTGGCATGGCAGCCCACGCAAGCCGCACCAATTCAAACTTGGTGATGATGGGGGGTGTTTTGCGGCGGCGCTTGAAGCGGTGCGCCTTTACGGGGGCGTGTTGGAGCATCCCGCCGATAGTCACGCATGGCGCGCTTTTGGGCTGAACCGCCCCGCAAGGTCGGGCGGTTGGATTCCGGCTGACGATCAGGGCGGCCTCACATGTTACGTCGAGCAAGGGCACTACGGCCACGCCGCGCGCAAGGCGACATGGCTCTACGCCTGCAAAGTGATTGCGCCGGAACTGCGCTGGGGGACGCTCCCGCAGCGCTTAGACCCCAAGATGGTCGAGCGTTACGGTTACGAATACGCGCGCCGCAAGGGGCTGGTCAGCATGATCGGCGGAAAACACAAAAAAGCAATCCGCAACGCTACGCCGGCAGAGTTCCGCGACGTTTTGTTGCAGATTGCCGCCACCGTCAGGCCACCGTCTGCAAGTTAATCACCTTCGGCGCTACGGGTTCCTCCACCAAGCGCCGAAGGTCGCTTTTGCTGAATTTCTTGGCCACGTCGGGCGCCGCGAAGATATGCTTCTTCGTGGCGTATTCCGATGACGCCACCCGCCCCACGTCCACCCACCCGGCCTCTTGTATCGCGTGAAGCAGCGCCGCTTGAGGCACCTTTACGCCCGGCGGCGCCAAGCCGGCCATGCGATCGCATAGCGGATGGAACGGGCCACCCACCACACCCTTAGCAAAGTCGCCCGTCCGATTGCGGATTAGGTCGACGATAAACGATTCGGCCATGCTCATGCTGTGTTCGACCAAATTGGCCTTGGGGTCTGTCATGGGCGGCGCGGCGCCAGGGTTAAACTTGGCCACGTCGCGGGCGTATAGCCACTGCGCTATCTGCGCGAAGCCGTGCCGGTTCTTATACCAGGACCACATCTCGGCCGCCGCCGCCGCGTCCATGCTCGGCGCGGAGGACCAGATAACAAACCAACGCCGGTCGTCGCTGGACAGTGTGATCGGCAATAGGTCGTTCGAGAACGCCAAGACCAGCGCCCGGTTTGCCATATCATACGGGTGCATGTTCTTACGGTTGACGGTAATCATTTCCGGCGGCGCGGCGATAATCGGTTTCAGGCGGTTCGCCAGCGCCCGGCGCTGCGACGCCTCGGGCTCTTTTAGCTCGTTCAGGAGGATGACTTCGGCCTCTAGGGCGTAGCCCCACTGGCTGTTGATCGTGTCGCCGTCAATCAGCCCGCGGTTAGCCAATTCCGGCCCGCATACGGCCCACATGAATGGTGCCCACATGGTATCCTTGCCGCTGCCGCCGTGGCCGCCGTGCAGGATTGCGTGATTGATCTTGACGCGGGGGTGTTGCAGTTTGAACGCCATCACGTCCCACACATGCGCCAATTCACCCGGGTCCGGCACCAGCGTCCGGCAATGCTCGACCCAGGGGGTTACGTCACCCGCCGGCGCCTGCGACACGTCGGGGCGCCCGTTGCGCCAGCGGTTGCCATACACGTCGCCGTTGCGCGCCACCAGCACATCATCGCCGGCAGCGTAGGTGACGCCCACCAGAACCCGCGCGTTCATCGCCTGGCGGTTTTCGTCGTAGCACGTCGCCGCCTCTACCCGCCGGGCGTTGTGGATGCTCTTACAGTCCACATGCCGAAACAAGGCGTTGAACGTACTGCGGCTGACCTCGCGCCGGTCGGCTAGGTCAAAATAGGCGTCGTCCGACATGATATAGGCAAACCGCTCGTACCAAGCCGCCTTCTCGACGCGGCCCAACTCGCGGCGCTCGACCTCGGCTATAACCTGGGCCGCTTGGTCGGGATACGCGGGCGTCGGAACCAGCTTGTCTATGGCGCGGGCCATGTGCGCGGCCAGCAGTTCATCCCGCAGCCCGGTCGTGGCGCGCGGGCCGCCGTTGTCGCAAACCCAATCCAGAAACGCCGCGCTGGTCAAATGCTCGCAGTGGCCATGGTAGCAGCAAAAGGACCGATTAAGCGGGCTGTACCGCGCCTCGTTCTGCCCGTCCGTGTGTTCGGCGGCGTTCGGGCAGACAATACCAAGCCACCCCTCAGCGTTCTGTGGCGACAAGACCAAGCCTTGCTCGTTAAGCCATGTCAACACGGTATCCTTGCCGGTGTCGCGCAGCCGTAGGGCTTTTTGTGTCGCCGTGTCGGCTGGCGCCGGCGTGACGCCCAGGGCGTCGCATATCTGCGGCAGGGTAAATTCGCGGGTAGGGTCGAATGCCGCAAGCCGGGCCTTGTACTCTCCGCGCCCAGGCTTGAGGTTGACCGACCCCGGCAGCCGGAAATTCCGCACGGCGTTCGTCGCGCCGGGGTCGGTGTAGCCCGCCGCCGCAATGGCGTTCATCGCCGCGGTAAACTCACCCTTGGTCGGCTGGTCGCTGAAGGCGTAGCCCCACTGAAACGACCCCTCAGACGTCTCCATAATCCACGTCGGCGCCAAGTTTGGCTCTAGGGCCTTAGTCCCTACGTCGTCCAGCATCAGGACGAGGACATATTCGCAATTCGCCGCGGACGCTGACGGCTGGCCGTCCCTAAAGCGGTCAAGGATGAACGAGCCGGTGTTTCCGTACCAAGCGCCTTCAGGGCGCTTCCTACCCGGCACGAACGCCGGCCAGGTGTATTTCGGTGTACCGTCCGCGTGGGTCACCGGCGCGCCTTCACGCATGACCGGCTTTTGCCGCACGACTAAGAGCGTTTCGCCCTCTGGCGCCAGCCCGTCAAGAAACTCTACGAAATCCATGGTGTCCCTCCCTTATTTCCCGTAACGTGTCATTACTGCCGCTTCGATGTTGAGCGGGATACCGCCGGCCCAATTCGGCGGCGTACACATGGCGCGGCGCATGGCGGCCACGGTCGCATCTGGATCGGCGGTTTCGCACACAATCTCGTCATGCACATGCAACACCACATCTTGCCCTTCTGCCTCTAGCCGTCGCAGGCTGGCGCGCAATAGGTCGTGCGCGGCGGCCTGCGTCACATTCTCACACGCCAGCCCGCGCCAGAGCCGGGCGCGGGGCCATTCTGTCGCATCGGCGGCGGGCTTCCAAGACGCTTTTGCGTAACTCACCCCGTCCGCTTCCAGCTTCGCAAACGGGTAGCATAGCACACGGCCTGACGGCAGGGCATACCAAAGATGTGTGCCGTCGAACAAATAGGTAATCAGCCCGGCGCTAAACTCGCGGCCGCGGTTCCGCATGGCGCGCGTATAGGCGCCTTCTAGCGCCTGCCAAAACGGCATCGCCCAGGGGTTCGCCCGGCGCCACGCATCCACCATGCGCCGCGCCTCGCTCTCTGGCATGTGAACACCATAGACGCGGCCCATGGCCGCGAAGGCGCCCACGCCGCCGGCGAAGCCACACGCTAATTCCTGCACCTTGCCGACCTGGCGCTGGTCCTTAGTCACGTCGTCCACCGACACGCGGAACGTCGCGGCGGCGTTGACCTTGTACACGTCCTGCCCGGTGCGGAACAATTCCAGCTTGGCCTCACCGTTGCCGGACAGCCAGGGATTGACGCGCGCCTCGATGGCGGACCAGTCCGCAGCCACCAACACCTTGCCGGGTGACGGCATCATGGCCGGGCGCAGCATTCCCTTCAGCACGTCGGTAACGCGCTTGCCGTGCGCCGGGACAATCTGGTGCCCACGCACCATAGATTGCCGCACGTCGTCGGGCGCGGCAGCGCACTTGCGCGGGAAATTATGCACTTGCAAGCCGTAACTGGACGCCCGGCCCGTCGCCGCGCCGCCGGCGAACACGAACGCGCCGCGCACCCGGTGGTCTTCCTTGTCGGCCAGCGCCGCGGCGCGGTTGAATTTGGCCACGCTGGACGCCCAAAGATCATCCGCGCATTGGATCACCTCGGCCACGTCGGGCGGCACTTCGTCGGGGTTTTCGTCGGCCAGGGCCAGCAGGTTATGGCGCACGGTCTTGTCAATCGAAACCTTGGCCTCGCCGTCCTTATAGACGATCATCAGCTTGCGCGCTTCCGGCCCTACCCGGTGTTCCACCCAGGCGCGCATCTTGGGGCTGCGAACGCTCGTGATGGCCCCCGCCGTCACCTCGCGGACGGTCTGCTCGATCTCCGTCAACTCCTGCGCCGCGTAGCGCGCGGCAGCCGCGCATAGCGCCGTGTCCACCAGAACGCCCCTGTCGTTGATGCGTTCGTTGACGTGATAGTCGGCCAATTCTTCCTCGGACAAGTCCCGCATGGCCTTGCTGACGGCGCGCATGGCGCGCACATCCTGCTCGCAATACTGGACCATCTCGGCCAGCAGCGCGGCGTCTTCGCGGAACGTGCCGTCGGGCTTCGGGACGCATAGCGCGCGGATAAGCTGCGCGCCGCGGTGGTCCTTCCTCATGCTCGCGCCGGCAAAGCGCCCCACGTCTTCCAGGCTACCAGGGCCGCAATTGGCGCGGGATTGCGTCGCGGTGCAGTAGAATTGATCTAACGACGGCTCAGGAAAGTCATGCGCTGGCGCCAGGACGTACCAGAAAATAAGGCGTTCGAAGGCGGCGTTGTGCGCCCTGATCTGCCCGCGGTGCTGCGCCACCCGGGCGGGGAACGGCTGACCGGGCAGCCAAGTCGCAACGTCCTCGTCGCCAAAGGCGTAGGACATGCACAGCGCCTCAGTGCTGGCGTCCTGGGCGTAATTATACGCCCCGGCGCTCGGCAGGTCGCAACGGCTGCGGGTCTCAAAGTCAAGCCAAAGGATCATAGGGAAACGGCCCCGGCTTGCGCCAGGGCCGATCCTTCTCAGGCTGTGCGACGACGACGACGGCCAGTATCGGCCGGCGCGGGTTCGTCGGCGTCAGGCTCGGCTTCCGCCGCCGGCGCAGCAGCAGCGGCAGGACCGTCAAGGCTGATCCATTCCACCACTTCAAAGACCGGCGTATAGACCTTGCCGTACTTCTTGTGGGCGTAGTGTTCCTTCTTGAGTCGCACCACTGGGACAGGCTTCGTCTGGTCCTTCTCGACCTGCGTGGCGATGGCCAAGGCCAACACCTGCACGGCGCGCTTGCCCCCGACTGACGTAGCCGCAAACCTCGCTTCCATGTCCTTGTCTTCGCCCGCGGTGCATTTCAACGAAAGCCCCACCTGCGTTTCCCAGCCCTTGTCGGCGCCCTTGGGGGGTTCGCCAACATCGGGCAAAGGGTGCGTGACAGGGACCATATTCTCACCAAGCGGCTCGCCGTTGCCCCAGGCAATATAGCCGTGAACAAAAGAGAAAGGATTGACGGCCCAAAGGCTGTCTTCCTCGATTTCCGTCTGGTCAGAACCAAACACCCAATGGCCGGTCTTGTCCATTTTTAGGATGACCGCGCCGCCGGTCGCCGCGATTGCCGAAAGCCCGCGCAGCGATTGCGCGAGAGATTGGGCGGACGGCAGGTTTGCGCTGCCGAATTTCGTGAGTTCGTTCATCGTTCGGGTTTCCTATATGAGTTTGCCAAGAGCGGCGCTCAGTTGAACGCCAATCTGCAACGACGCTGGGCGAGGGTCAGCCTCGGGAGCCAGCGTGTCGCCTGATGAGACGGCAACAATCAGGTCGTCGGGCATGGCCAGTTTGCGCTTTTTCAGCACCTTCTCTGCCTGCGCCGGCGATACCAGCTTTGTCTCCGTCAATTCCGTTGCGTCAAGGCCAACGCCTTCCAGCGCCGCTTGCGCCTTCTCGGGGTCAATCCACTGCCGCATAGCGCGCTTTGGCACCAGCTTGAAGCCCGGCACCGCCGTACCCGCCTTCAGCATGTCAAACGCCAACCCGCGAAGGTCCTTAATCCAGTCTTCGAGCAAGTCAGCCTTGGTTAGCATTTGCCCAATCATGGGCGCGTCCAGGGCCGCCATCTGCAACTGCAACGCCCGATCCACGGCGCCCGTCAGCAGCGGGCATGTCGGCTTGGCTGGGCACCAGCGGCAATGATCGCCGGATACCAGCGCGGGCTTTGGCCCCATGGCGGCCTTGACCGCGGCAAACAACTCGCGTTCAAACGCGCGGATGCGTGTTGGGCCGGTCAACCACCGCTTGACCGGCTTGTACGCGGTCGGCTGGATGATAACACACTCAATCTCGGTCGCGCCGTCGAACGCCCATTGCGCCGCCGGGGTACGCATGGCGGCTGCGGCGTAGAACATGGCCTGCGGGTTTTCCTCTACCGCCACGTCAACGCCGTCGCCAAACTTCCAGTCCAGCACAATCGCCCGGTTGCCCATGCGCCCAATGACGTCCGCCGAACCAAACACGTCGGGCAACGCTTCACCAAACCCGACAACGGTTTCGCACTCAAATTCCATCTGCCCGTCAGGGTCAATCTCAGCCAGCGCCGCCAGCGCCGGCCGCACCTTAGCCTCGATCAGTTCCGCCGTGACCTCAACGTCGTTCAGCGTCATGCCAATGAAGTCCTCGGGCTTGCGCCCGTCCGTCAGCACGGCGTCCATGATGTTGTGGCAGAGGGTGCCTTCGTCCGCGTACTTGGACGACTTGCGGCCTTCCGGCATGGCCTGGGCCAGCTTGACGCTAGCAGGGCAGGCGATAACCCGCTTGGCGGTAGAACCGCCGACAATGTTTGAGTGGTTAGCCATTCGCTTTTCTCCTTGGTGTTTGTACGCCCCAAGATGTAGCGCAACAAAATCTCTTGCACAAGCCCCTTTTTTAAGGTAACAGGTTTTTATGCATAAAAGGGGAAAGGAGGTTTGGATATGATAAACCAACACAAAGCGCCGGCCGGCGTACTAGCAGCGGTGCAGGCCGCGGCGGACATTCGGTTGGCGACAGATTTGAAGGCGTTGGTGCGGGACGCGGATGTGATACGGGACGCGAACGTGCGGGCAGCGGACGCGGCGCGGGTGGCGGACGCGCGAGCGGCAGACGCGACGCGAGCGGTGATGGACGCGGCGGACGCGGCAGCGACGGCGCGGTTAGTGGCGGGCGCAATGCGAGCGGCAGCAAACGCATGGGCGGACGCAGCGCGGGCGGCGGACGAAACGTTGCGTGCGGCGACAGGTAAGCCTTAATGGCGTTTCAACGTGAAATCGAAATCGAACGGCATTTGCTTTGGCACGTCGCCCGCCTGGGCGGATTGGCCTACAAGTTTAAGTCGGTCAATCACCGCGGCGTGTCTGACCGCATTGTCTGCCTGCCGGGCGGGCAGACGTGGTTCATCGAGTTAAAGAAGCCGAAGGGCGGGCGCTTGGCGCCGCTTCAGCAAGTGTTCGCGGACGACATGACGCGACTAGGGCAACGCTACGCTTGCCTTTGGACAAAGGAACAGGTGGATGGTTGGGCTGCGACCGTATCAGGATGACGCGGCGGATTTCCTCTATGAACACGACCGCGCGATGATCCTAGCGCCGGTGGGCGCGGGCAAGACGGCCATAACCCTGACCGCCATGTCGGCTATGTTGTCGGACGGGCACGTCAAGCGGTGGCTGGTGCTGGCGCCGAAGCGCGTCTGCACGGACGTATGGCCGGTTGAAGGGTCGAAATGGGCGCCGGGTATGAAGATTGCGGTTGCGGTGGGGACGCCGAAGCAGCGCGCGGACGCCTTTGCGTCGGACGCGCCGGTGGTGGTGACGAATTACGACAACATTGAGCGCATCCCCGGCGGCATCGGTCCCTTTGACGGGATCGTGTTCGACGAGTTGACCCGCCTAAAGAACCCCGGCGGCAAGCGGTTTAAGTCGCTCTTTAAGTTCATTGGCTGGTTCAAGTATCGGTGGGGCCTGACCGGCAGTTTTACCAGCAACGGCCTGGAAGACGTGTTCGGGCAGTGCAAGATGGTGGACCAAATGCTGCTTGGCCGGTCCAAGGGGGCCTTCCTGCAAAAGTATTTCGTCTGCCTCAACCGCGAGATTGGCGAATGGGCGCCGCGCACCGGCGCGCTTGTGGGCATCATGGACGCCATCCGGCCTGCTACCTTCGTGCTTGAGCCGGGCGAGTATAAGGACCAGTTGCCGCCGCTCCACACCGTCGAAACGCGCTGTGACATGCCCGACCGGCTGCCGTACGAGAAGATGAAGAAGGAGTTTTTGGTGAACCTGGGCGGGCGCCAGATCACGGCGCTATCCGCCGCGGCGGTGACGAACAAGCTGCAACAGATGGCCAGCGGCTTCGTTTATCTCCGCACGACCGTCGCGGAGGAAATCGCAGGGAAATTCACGCCAAGCCAGGAAGCCATTTGGTTTTCAGACCATAAGTTTGAGGCGCTGGCCGACATCTTGGAAGGCAACCAGCGCGCCAACACGATCATCGTCTACAACTTTAAGGAGGAGCTTGCCGAATTAAAGCGCCGGTATCCCCAGGCGGCGACGATTGACGACCCGAACGCCATTGAGCGCTGGAACGCCGGCAAGATCGAATTGTTGCTGGTTCACCCCAAGTCGGCGGGGCACGGGCTGAACCTTCAGCACGGGGGTAGCAAGATGGTGTTTATGTCCATCCCCTGGTCGCTGGAACTGTTCGAGCAGACGGTGGGGCGGCTGCACCGCAGCGGGCAGAAGCATCCGGTCTGGGTCTATGTGCTGCTTTGCAACAAAACGATTGACGAACGCATCTGGGCTGCGCTTTATGACAAGCGCGCCGTGTCTGACTTGGCGTTGGATGAATTGAAAGGCACCGCAAAATGAATTGGCGCGAATTGAACGTCCGGTTGAGCAGCCTGCGCGAAGACGAATTGGCGACGATGATCGAAGAAGAACGCCAGGGCGAGCGGCGCGCGACGCTGTTGGTGCGGATGCACCAGCGATTTACCGCGTTGCGGACGCTACGCGAGCGCCGGGAATTGCTTACGTCAACAAGCCCAGCGCCGTAGTGTAGCGCTGCCGCACGTCTAAGATACCGTTCAGACCGCCGTTAATCCGCTGCCGGCAACGGTCCACGGCGCCGGCGTCGGCCAGGTCGTTGCAGCCCTTGGCGAACCAAAAGACAACGGCGCTTTCGGCGGCGCCTTCCTTCGTTTCAATCCAGCTTGGTAGGTCGTCCACCAGCATCCCTAGGGTTTGCGCTAGGCTCTCGTAATTGTCTCGGCCTGTGGTCTGCATCAGCCCCCGGCCAATAAAGCGCCAGCCGTCACCTAGGTTTACGTTGCCCATGCGCCCGCCATACGCCGCCTCGGCGATGGCCTTCTGGTCCGCCGGGTGGTCAGCCGTGCGCCCTACGTCTTCGGCATACGCCGGTGAGAAGTATTGCGGCCATTGCGTCACCAGCGCCGCAGGGCGGTAGTTTAGGCTCTCGCGCAACGCCCGACCGCCGTTGCTCTCGTGGCCGGTGTTGGCCAGAAACATGGCGATGCGCTTGGAAGTAATAATTTCGTACTGAGTGCAAGCGTCGTCCAACAGCGCGGCCCATTCGGCTGGGTCGCTCCAGTTCAATGCCTGCATCAATCGCGTGGTGATCACCGGTTCTTCTTGTCTGCAATGGACCAAGCTGCGCCGCCCAACGTGATGGACGCGCCGACGATCACTTCCACCGTCGCGGCGTCAATGGACCCTCGCGCGACAAGGAAGCCGCCCAGGGCGGTCAAGATGTGCCGGGCAAGGCCCAGCCAGATGTCACGGCTCATGTCTGTTATCCTTCATTTGTCGACCTTGCGGTCCAGACGGTCAAAGATCGCCTTGCACATCTCTTTAATCTCTTGGATGTCGGCGCGATAGTCGTCCTTGCTGACGTAGCTTGTATGTACTTCACGTTCAATCTTTTTCATATCTTCTTGGAGCAGCCTTACGCTATCCCACACCACCTTCATCAACCAGCCGATGGCGGTGCCGGCAATGCCCACGATAATGTTGTATAGGTCTTGCGTCATGGTGGGCCTTTAACGGGCAAAAGCGTTGGCTACAAACGGGTCTTCATAAGGGTTCATGGCGTTCAAGACTTGAGGAACCCCTCGAGCGGCGGGGTTACGCAATGCCGCCGCCGTAGTTTGAAACGGTGTTTCAATACGCGACACTGTTTTGGCCCTGTTGGCTTCGCGGCGCAGCGCACGGTCAAGCTGAAACGCCGTCGCGTTAGGGTCGAGCAAATCCCGCGCAATTCTTTGCGCTAATTCAGGGTTTAATCTGCCCTCTAATTTACTTATAAGCCAATTGGCAACAGTAGCCGCTCGATTTAATAAAGACAAACGCGGGCCAAGTGCTTCTGAAGCTTCTGTTGCGGTTTTGGTGATGTCGGGAATATCCGCCCGGCGTCCCGCGGCCACAGACCTTTCCGTTCTTTCTGCCCGCATTAAGTCTTTTTGAATGTCTTGCACCACTTTAATATCCGCGGGCGCCAAAACATCCGACAGGTAAGAGAACCGGCTTTCGCCAGTAGAACGCTTGATAGTGCGCGGCGCGTTTTCAATCGCCGACGCAAAAGTGCTGGCCCGCGACGCTTCCCCCGTCAAAGGGTTTGTCAGCGCGTTCTGTATTTCGCGGCCCACGGCCATGCGGTTGATAGGCCCACTGGCTTCCGCGTATCCTTCGCGGGCGGCTTTGTACGCGTCAGATTGATTGTCGATCCAATCTAACAGTTCTTGCCGGGTGGCGGTAATCGCGTTGCGTTGCTCGACACCCAAGTTTTTCGGGTTTTCTTTGACATAATCTTTTAGCGCCTTTTGCAGCCGGTCCAAATCGCGCACGGAGTATTCAAGGGGCGTGGTCGCCGCCGGCGTCGACATTATCGGCCGGCCTTGCGCGTCCAACATACCTGTCGGCGTAGGCGCAGCGGGCGGCTCAGGACGCCGGATTGTAAACGGCTGGCTTTTTTCGCGGGCTACTTCTTCTGCCCACGACAGCGCGTCGCGTATGGACGGCCGGTCAAACAATGTTTCTATGGTCGCGTCAGCGCGATAGACTTCCGGTTCGGCCCTACGATACGCGGCGCCCGAGGTTTGGGCGCGCGCTTCTTTTGCCACTTCCATGGCGCCGCGCTGACCAGTAACCGGGTTGGCGGGGGCGCCGCTAACCTGCTGCATGTAAGATTGGCGGGCGATGCTTTGGTCTTCCAACCGCCGCGCCAGTTCTGCGGCCATGCGCTCTTCACCCATGCGCGAAAACGCCGCGAACTCAGGCGCCCCGGCTGACGCCGCCAATTGCGATGTCAGCGGTCGGGAGCCTGGCACGAACTCGGCAGCAGGATTGCGTAATGCTTGTACGATTTCCGGTCCACGTCCAGCCGCGGCTTGCGTATACGCGCGCGCCATAGGGTCGGTCATGTCGTAGGCCACATCCGCCGTTTTACCCGCAGCGCGCCCCGCCAACTGAATGGGCGCGATGACCGGCGTCAGAGGGTCGGTAAGCCTAGCAGCGCGGCCCAAAGTTGTCGCGGTGCCCACCGCGCCGGCTTTTGTCGCCGCGCCCGCGCCCCCGGTCAGAATTAAAGACATATCCGACAAAAAGCCCACCGGGTCTTCCGCAATTTTGTCTCGAATGCCGTCTAAAGACCCATAATTTTTGGCGTACTCACCCCCAACAGTATTGGCTATTTCGCTAATACGCGCCGTTGTTTCAGGGTTGTCCAAACGGTCAAGCGCGTCGGTAACGCTGCGCGGTAACACGGCGCGGGCGCCGGCACGGAGGCCGCCCGCGGCTAAGTCCGCAAAACTTTTTGCGGTCTGTATGGGGCTGGTAAAGGCTTCAACAAGACCGCCGTAGAACCGTTGCGCGCTGGCCGGCAGATTTTGCCGGATGCCGGCAGGAACGTCCGACCATGTGCGGCGCGGGCCTGGGACGCCTTCGCCGGTCGTCGGGGCTTCAGCGTCCTGTAGCCGAAGCCGCGCCTGCGCCAGCGCCATAGCGCGCTGTTGGTCGATGTTTAGTTCTGCCACAGCGCGCGCTCCTCAGGTTTCATAACGCCCCACAAACGGCCCCAATCGCTTTGCGACATACCGGGCGGCGCAGGAGGCGCAGGGGGTGCCGCCGTTGCAGCCGGGCGTTGCGGCGCAGAACCGGCTGTTGGCGTTGTGCTGCCGCCCGCGGTGTACGAAAATTGATCGCGCCGGTCCCGCATAAGACGTAAAATTTCTCGCGCGGCGGCCAACCGTTGAGGATTGGGGGTTGTGGGGTTTGATAAGTCACCCGCCGCCTTTTCGTAAATTTGTACGTCTCGCACGCCTTGCGGTCCTTCAAACCGCGGCACCATCTTCAACACCAAATCTGCGATAGGCGGTATGGCCGCTGCGGCTTCGGCTGCGCGGCTAGACATACCGACTAAATTACCAGCCGCGTCAATCAAAGCCCCCGCGCCGCTGCCGGTGGCCCTCTGCAACAACCCGCCCGGTTGGATAAGCTTTTCTACTTCGCGTATGGCCGTGTCCAAGCGTTCGGCGTCTTGGCGACGCTTAATAGCTTCCTCGGTTTCAAGTTTTGCCCGTGTTTGCGCGGCGGTCGTTTCCCCTGCTTCTTCCACTCGTCCAGGCTGGCCCGCACGGCGAACATCGGCTTGCGCGCCAGCAATTGCGCCGGCCGTTTGCCCTGCTTCTTGCACTCGTCCAGGCTGCTCAGCGCGCGCGCGGTCGGCTTCAATCCGCTTCTTCTCCAACTCCGCTACTGCATCCATCATGCGCTTTTGATAGTCTGCTTCGGCCAGCGTGCGCGGCGGGGCAAAGGTTGGAAACTGAGGCATGTTCATCGCCGTAGCATCAGCCTGCGCCATGGCGTTGGTGGGTATGGCGCCCGGCGCCATAGCGTTGCCGCCGGTAATCATGGCGGCTTCTGCGCGGCGGCGCCCAGCGTTGACGCCTTCATTGTCGGCGGCCAGCCCGGCCACAGCTTGCGCCAGCGCGGCTGGATTGCCCGACCGGGCGGCGGCGCGGATGCTGCCGGGCAGGGTGCCGTAGTTGTACGCGATGGAAATCAGCGCGGCTTGCGCGTTGGGTGGTAGCGCTGCGTACTGTTCTTGCCCGACAGCGGCAACAACACGCTGTTCAAATTGCGGGATGCGCCGGGCCAGATCGCGCTCGGCGTCTTCGCGGCTGACCGTCATACCTTGGCGCACCGGCACGACCGTGCCGTCGGCCAGTGTCGCGGTGTCGCTGCCGTAGCCGGCGCGAAAGGCGTTTACGTCGTAGTAGGGTGATTCGCGGAACCCTTCGCGGCGGCGCAGGAAGTCCGCCGCGGCTGTTTGGCCCGGCGACATCGCAGGGCCTCCAGCGCGGGGCGCAGCGGCCGGTGCGGCTGGCGCGCCTGCGGCTTCTGCTTCGGTAGCCGGGCGCGTCATGCCTGTGCGGCGGTCTGTCAAAAACGGCGGAGACCCCGGCACTTGTGTCACGACATAGTCAGGTTTATTAGCGGAAATAATTTCGTTGGCCTTAGATATTAAATCTATGTATGCTTCGGGCGAATATGTTTGGGGAACGCCTTGACGAAAACCCGGAATCCGGCGCTCCATATCATCAAGCCAAGAGGCGTACGCCGCAGGTCGGTCGGGTTCCGGCAGCGTCCTAATGGGCACCAAACGTTCACGACCAACTTCTATGTTTTTTAACAGCAACTCAGCTTGTGCTGTTTGCGCTTGCATTGCATCCCGGCGCGCGGCAACAACCGCGCTAAGCGCAGGACCGCCAATGGTCGGCGCAACCGCCAACACGCGACGGCTGGTTTCAGGCGACATAATGTCGACGTTAGGGTTGGACAGGTATTGCCGCAGCGCGTTGCGCTCACTTTCGGCGCCCTGCAACTGCTGCGACCGCATACGGTTGAGTTCCAACCCCTGCATGGCGTTAGAGATGCCCACAATATCGGGCGCTTTAAATTCACCAAAACTAAGCGGTGCAAATGAACCGGACATGTGTAAATTCCTTAACTTTGGAACGTATCGCCAGGACCGCCAACAGTGCCGGCGGTGCTTACCGGCGCGCCGCGGCCATAATACCTCGCCATGGCGCTATACAACGGCACCTGCATGTACATGTTGGCGCCAGTGCTAAGACCTTGGTTCAGCGCGGAGGCCATGTTGGCGTAGCCCGACGCGCGGGCTTGGGCGCCGGCCATCGCAGCGCCGGCCATACCCTGGCCCGCCTGCCCTGCCGCGTTGGACAACAGGTTGGTGCTGGTCTGGCCGCTACCCAAAAGGCTTTGCAAAGGGTTAATCTGATTGGACCTGTTTGTCTGGTACCGATTGAAGGCGTTGATGTATTCGCTTGACGCGGTGTCCTGGCCGAACCGCGTAATGCCTTTCAACGTGGCGCCGGACAGAAGGCCGCCGCGCGCCGCGGCAGATCGTTCTAGCGCCTTCATGCCTTCGCTCATGCGAAACCCGTAGCCTGGGTCCGCCTGAAAATCCGACATACCAAAATCGCGGGCGTACTTACCATAGTCGGGCGCCGACTTGTCGTCGCTTAGCGCCAAATAATCCATCAACCTGTTTTGCGCGGTCAGGCCGGCTTGGCGAAACGGCTCTTGTAAAGCCTCTTGCCGGTCATAACCTTGCTGTTGCAGTTGAGCGGCGTCGCGCGCGGCGTTGGTTTGCGCCTTCGACGCTTTGTTTGCGCCGAAAAGGCTAACGCCGGTGCCAAGGGCGGCGGCGCCAAGAATTGCGGTGCCGGTCGATACTGGTTCAGGCATTAGAAAACTCCTTTTTGTAGGCGTCGAAGTTTTCGCCGTATAAAGACATGACTGTAACCGCCTTGGCTAACGCCGCGTCCTTGCCTTGAGCCAACAATACAACCATTAACACGACATCGTAATAGGATGCGCGCCAAATAAAAGACCTTTCGTCAATTTGCCCTGCGCGCTCGGCGTCGTCGGACGCCACCCACTTAAGGAACGCGTTGGCCAGAATGGGCAGCAAATTCCCGCTGTTGGCGGAGAAAAAAGGGTTGGACGGCATGTGAATAAGGCTGCGCCAAACGGCGTCATGTAAGGCTCTACGCTCCACGTTGTCGCCGTCGGCCACGTCGTCAAACACTTGGATGACCGCCCAAAGGTCTAAAAGCCATTCCGCGGCGTCAGGCGGCAAACCTAAAACGTCGCTAAATAACTTCCGAAGTTGGTCTTCTGAGGTCACTGCGTTACTTCTCGCCCGTTTGACCGAATGTTGATGGCCGAAGCCGTGCCGGCAATGGTAGAGATAAACCCGCCAGGCGACAAGGTTTGCCCGACAATCTCAGGGAACGTGTACGTCTCCCCGGCCTGTAGGGTCTTGGTCTGGACAATCAGGTTGTCGTTGCTTGCCGAGCCCGCCACCGTCACCAGATTGACGCTGATCGTAGCCGCCGCCGCGCTGTAGTTGGTCGCGGTGAACTTGTCGATGATCGTCGTGACACCGTTCGCCGTGTACTGCGTAATTTGCGCGTTCTCGGCAGTCTTGGCGGGAATGAGAACCTTAACGGTTACGGCCATTGTCGGGCATCCTCTTTTGATTTAATGCGCCACCCAGTAATGGGACACATTTCCGGCGCTTGCGGTTGCGGGGCTTGCGGCGAAAGGCGCCAGCCGGTTACAGGGCAAATCATGCCAGAAACCCCGGCGTCAACCAAGCGCCGCGCTGCCGAATTGCTTTGGCGCCAGCGCCGCCGGCAATCAAGGTCAGGTTAGCGGCCCCCGTACTGCGACCGTCGCTTGTATAAACCTCGCTGCCGTCTGCTATGTTGATTGGTATCTGCGCGACAGTCATCGCCACTGTGTCGCGTAAGATTGTACCTGTTCCGCCTAAAGCGTTTAGATCATATCTATTCGTGAACGAGCCTCGAAACATATTATCTAGCACGGCAATCTGCGCCGCAAGCGCCGCGTTGCTTGCTGTTCCATTGATGATTAACCCACTAACAACCGCAGAGCCGCCGATATTTTCAAGCAGATTGTCGGAAACCATGACGTTAGCGCCCGCGCCTACCCGCATATGACCAAGCGAGCATACGCCTAAATTGCGTGTTATGTTGTTTTTAATAGTGACATCTTGCAGCCATTGACGCGCCGGGCCATCGCCAATCCAGATGCTTGCCAAGTATGACGCAGCGGTGCTTACCGCCGAAAACTCATTACCAGATATATCTACCATGGTAACGTCGTTCGTGTCGGTCCCGACCAGATAAACGCCCGAATAAAACTGTTCTTCTATGGTGTTATTGATTATCTTAATGAACCCGGCAGGGAAGTTGGCGTTGTCAATGCGTATACCGGATTGGGTGCCAAGAATTTCATTTTCGGAAATAATGGTGTACCCGTTCTGTAGATTTATGCACGACCGCTGAGAAACGGTTGGGTCACCAAAAAAATAATTTCCCCGTACCCACCCAAGCGATGCCTCAATGCCAGATTGCGTTTCTGAGAAAATGGCGTCGCTGGTCCAATTTCCAAAATAGCACCCCGCTATTGTCCACCAGTTAGGCTTGTAGGCGTAAATTGGCGTATGCAGCCAATTGAAAGCGACGTTTTCAATCTTGGTATTTGCGTTGGTGCCTGTCCCGCTCGGTGCAGAAATTGAAATGCCTCGGCCCGCGCCAGCGGGGCGCCAAGCGGGATTGACGTTAATTTGGAAATCACGGAACAAACAAGGTTTGAGTGTGTTTGTCACCACAAAACAAGAAGGGTTGGCAAAGTCCAAAAAGAATTGAGTGACTTGCGAGTTGCTTTGCTCTGCCGCGCCCGGCCCTGCGCCATTTCCTACACCCAAAACGCTAATGGTTTGCGTTGCTGTAATCGGCGCGGTAAGGCGGTATTGCCCTGTAGGAAAGAAGATCGTGTTGCCGTTAGACGCGTTGACCGCCGCTTGAACGGCGGCAGTATCATCGGTGTTAAGGTCTCCTACCGCGCCAAAATCGCGCACGTTAATGATATCGCGCATTTTGGCTTGCGCGGTGCGCGCAACGGCGCTAACGCCCGCTTGAATAAACCCTACCTTAGATGACCCGTCGCTTGCGGCGTAGTACGCTTTGATAGCTGTTTCTGACGCCACGATGGCGGCCGAAAGACCAGCCAAAGAATTAATGTTGTCAACAGTCCAAATTTCAACGTCCGCCGCCGTAGTTAATTTAAATTTATACAGCGGCGCCCCTAGCCACACTTCAGCTTCGCCGCGGGCGTTTAGAATAACGGGGTTAGTGTTGAAGGCTGTTTCGCCGGCGCTGGTGTACGTCGCCAGGGGCGTTGTCGTGCCGGCGGCGTAAGAATATAATTTGCCGCCGGCCAAAGGAACGCCGTTAGCGTCAAAAAATTGTAGTTTCGGCGGGGGGCTGAGATTAGCCATTAAGCGCGCTCCTGCGTTTACCTAGGGATAAAGGTCATTGTAGGTGCTACGGTGTACGTCACCCGCAAAAAATCATATGCCGATAAAGGAAATACACCAGAAACAACCCCGACGCTATAGAAAGTTGCATTGTCGCGGGAAAAAGCAATGGCCGACACCGTGCCGCCTGATACAATCATGTTGCCGGGGCGGCCGGACGTGTTCTGGTATGTGTAGGGCGACGCGCCGGGGGTTACGCCGGAAGGGCGTAGAAACCGGCCCGGCACGTCCTGAAACGTTGGTGGGGCCAGCGTGTCAAACGGGGTGGGAACTGCTTGCGCGGGGGGTGTCACGTCCATGTATGCTTGAAGCGCCGCCTGAAGCGCAGCCTCGTCGACGCCCGGCGGCCCAAGCTGCACATCCTGTATAGATGTCGTATCGTTGCCGCTTCCGGTAAGCGTGAACAGGTTTAATAAAAACCTGTACCACTCCCGCGACATTAGCCCCGTGCGCTCGTCGATGATTGGAACGCGCGGCGCAGGGATATTTGTGATGTTGGGTGGGTTAAGCATTGGTCGGACTGGCTCGTAATTCCGCGCCCATGATGGCAATCTTTACTGGGTCCGTGCCGGACACTTCATACACACGGTCGCGGATTTTCATAGTCATGCCCAACCGGCGCCAGATGGTGCGGAAGCCGTAGCGGCCAATTTGACCCGTAGACTTCCAATGCTCGTTCGACCATGTGTGCCCGCCGTCGTCAGACCACCGCAACATGACTTGCGGATTGTAACCTGGCGCAGCCGGGTAACTGGTTGTGGTTAGATACATCGGAGGTACAAACGGAATAGGGTAGTTAGGCGCATCAACAAGCAATGCAAACTCGTCGCCAGCTTCTGTAGTCAACTCATCACCGGACTCAGTAGATATGTCATTTTGAACATACTCAGCGATTATCAAATCGCCGTTCTCTGCAATTAAATCTTGCGCGTCGTACGCGGGGTATAGGTCTAACCCCACGCCTGTTTCGCAATCAAGCTGCAAAGAGTGCTGCGTTGTGCGAAGAAGCGTGTTTTGGCCGGTTGGTATTGCCCGCCAAGACCGCAACCAGCGTTGAATTTGCCCGTTGTCGGCGTAAACATCTAAGTCAAAAGCGTAAATGTTGCCGTTCTCAAAATCGCCAACCACAATTTCGTTATTAAACGACATCTGGCAGTTGCTGCGGTGCCGCGTAAACTCGCCGTTATCCCAGCCTGCGCGCTCATGCCAAGCTTGCGTGGCCACGTCGTACACCCAGGTTGTGTTGGCGGATGGAAAAATCAGAACATAGAATGAATGGCCGTCCTGCTGGTAGGTATAGCCTATGGCGTCCGAAATGTCGCCGTACTGCTGTATTTGCCACTCAACCGCGTGGGTGGAAATGCGCGTTCCGGTGTAACCGTTGGCGCGGTACACAATTCCGCGCCCACGCGCGTCAGAGCCAAGCCAAAATAAGCCGTTGTCCAGCTTGGCAACGGAATACGCAGCGGCGCAACCTATTTCGTTAAACGCACCTTGCACCCGCGTAAGCGGAAAATCGGCATCCCCAGAATCATACCAAACTTCAACCGAATTGGTGCCAAACACCCACACCTCGCGGTGATCCACTATGATAGACACCACGCCGTCCGGCGAACCTTCGGCGCTGGCAAAATCAAGCGGGTCAACCGACGTACCGTCTAGCAGGCTTGTAACCCATATCTTTTGACTATTAGGCTCGTTGAACACAAAATAGCCGTCCAAAAATCCCACAGACCCTGCACCTGGAAAATCAAGGTCAGATATGGGCGCAAGCACAGATGTGGCGCTGTTGTATATAAAACTTGGGCCGTTAGCGGCAATGAAAAGTTGCGTTCCGTTATCAGATATGGAAACGGGACCAGACCCATTAATTATACCTAGTAAAGTCGCTGTCCAAGACGTATCCACGCGGTACAATTCACCGCCGGACACCACATACCCATATGCACCAAACTGCCACAGCCCGCGGATAGGCCCGGTGCCGACCGTGGCAAGCAATTGCAAACCCGGCGCACGTTGAAGAAACGCCGGTTCTTTGCCGCCCTCAGGCACAAGCTCTGGAAACAAATTGACCATGCGGCTGTCCGCAGCGTTGACGCTGCGGGCCACGTAGGTCGAGCCAAGGATCGGCGTCTTCATTGGTTAGGCTAGCACTGCGCCGCGGAGCGAAACGGCCCACCAATCAGTACCAAGGTACTGAAGAATACAAGCGTCGCCCACAGTGTTAAACGTGATTGTGGTGCCGGCGCCGAGGTTTGCAGGCGTCAAAATGCCTGTATCACCGCCCGCGGTTTCGGCCACGTACACAATTACCTTTATCTGCCCTTCCACGCCGTTGGCAAGCGTGAGCGCGTTGCCTGCCGCAGTAGAAGTAAACTTGGTGGTCAACTCAGTAATGTTGACCGCGCCAGCGCCAGACAGCGCCTGCGCGGCGCTTGCTATGGGTCCGTTAAACGTCTGCGTACCGGTAAAGGTTGCAGCGCTAATAGTGGGGGTCGTTAGCGTGGGGGTCGTTAGCGAGGGACTAGTAGCAAGAACAACATTGCCCGTCCCCGTGGCCACTGTGGCGCCCGTGCCGCCGCGCGCAACCGAAAGCGTACCCGTGGTGCCTGCGATAATCGGGACGCCGGTCGCGTTGGCAAACAAATTAGTAAACGTAATCCGCTTGGTAATTCCCCCCTGCACCAACGGGTAATCATCCGTGCCGGATGTAGTGGTGGCTTGAGGAAGTTGCGAGATTGCTACAGTGGTCATGATGTCACCTCAATAATTGCCGGCAAAGATGTTGTAGCGTTGGCGGGTGCCAACGATGCTGTACGGCAGCGCCATGATGTCGTCAGGGTTGTTGATACGCTTAAGATTGCGTTTAGATGTCATGGCGATACGCTGCACCTGCGGCGAGGGTTCAACACCAAACTCAGGCGCAATTTCACACGCCAAGTTGTAGCGGAAACACCGCAGATAGCCCGGCGGAAACGTCAATTCTGTCGCCAAGTTTGCCGGTTGAGACAACGGTTGCACCGAGACGATGTGAAACTCCAGCACCTTAGTCGGCACCGGGTACACATACATTTCGATGTTGGGGAATGTCATGTTGATCCACAGCACTTGTGGATATGTGCTGGTCACGGTCTTAACCGCGATGCCGTTGTACTGCTGCTGATTAATCAGCTTGAGGCCGTATGAGATGCCGCTGGCGGGGTCGCGGAAATAGGTGCTGTCGTCCACCAAGATCGGTCGGTCGCCTACGATGTTGCCGGTCGGGCCAAATGTCCTATACGCTTGCCCCGGCGGCCAAGTTTCCACTTGGTCCAGAGTAGAAAACACGGTAAGCCGTTCGGTATTCCAACTGTCAATCATTTGATTGAGCGCGTTAAGCGCGTCTTGAGACGTTTCAGCAGATGGCGTTTCGCCTTCTGCCAGCACCCCAAGCAGCCGAAGCGCTCCGTTTATCTGGTCACCCGCCGTTGCCATTGCTGTCGTCCTCTTTGGTTACCCGAGTGCGGCGCCGCCGGACAACTAGCCCGTTGACAGGTTCAATGTCCGATGCAGAAGCCGGCGCGGCGGGATCATAGCGCTTCCAGCCGCATTCTTCATCATAAATTGCTTCGGCGTCCATAATAGCCACCTTAGTGCCGTGCTGGGGATGCGTCAGGTAAATAACAGCCATGTATGCCTCTAAAGGAGGTGGCCCCTGCCGAAGCAGGGGCCGGGTAGATTACGAGATTGCGTACAGCGCCCACGCGCCATCGCTGGACTTCCGCGCGCGGAAAGACCGAACGGTGCCGGCGGTGGCTGCAATGGTCATAAGACCCTGCGAACCGCTGGAACCGATGGTCCAGCCAGTGTTGGTCGTCATGGTGATGACGCCCGCGGTCGTCGTGTTGATGACGCTGAAATCAAACGAAGACCCCACTTTGGAGTTAGTAAGAGTGGCGTCCAACGTAGTTGCCAACGGCAGCGTGTACGCGGCGGTCGTCGTCGGCGTACCGATGAGGATGCCGTTGGTAAGCTGCGCGGCCGTCAGCGTCGCGCTGTCCGTAGCCGTTGCCGGCGCAGGGACAGTGACGATTTCGGTTTCATTTAGGTTGCCATCACCAAATTGATAGCCGCCACCGACAGAAGGAATAGCCATGATTGTGTTCTCCTATCTCTACCTGTTAGCCCCAGAGCCGAACGGCCATTGGTGGGCGGATGGCGCTGAAACCGTACAGCACGTCAATACGGCACGGTAGGCGGTCGTTGTTGATGTCGTACTGGCGTACAACACGAAGCGAGATGCCGTTGTGAACCTGGCGGGAAGCCATGTCCACGCCCTGCGGCAACAGAAGGTCCGCCGTCGCAAAGGAAATCGCGTCCTTGTGGTAGATCAAGTTCTGCGGGTACTGCGTAGACGCAGAGCCGAGGAACGTCACCACCGCGCTGGACTGCGGGAAGCTGTCCACCGTCGCAAGAGCATTTGTCGAAGTATAAAGCGCCGGGCTAATCGCCACCGAGGTGTACGCACCGCCGGAAGCCGTGTTGGCTTCAGTCACAACAAACTGTTGAAGCGAGCCGGTTGATTCGCGGGTCTGCGGGTTAACTGCAAACACGCTGGCGATGGTGAACACGTCGCCAGCCGCGATGACCTGCGAGCCGGTGCCGGTGATGTTGACGGTCGCCTGGCCCTGCGTGGACACCGTGGTCGTCACGGTATGCGCGCCGGTGCGGGAGCCGGTCGTATGCTGCTTGATGGACTGAGACATGTTGATTTCTTCAAGACCCAGCACGCCTTCACCCATCAGGCCGTTCTTGAACTGGCGAGAGATGGTGTTGACCGGGTTAAAGAGGCCCTTCAAGCCTTCAACAAGCCCTGCGTTGGCCGCGGGGCTTACCGTGGCGTAGCGCGGAGACATGACAGCGGCTGACTCGTTCAGTTTCTGCTGCGCTTGCAACAGAACCAGAGAGGTCGCCGGGGTCGTGCCGGGGGTGCCGACAGACTGGAAGATGGACTTGTAGGAGTTGGCCACATCCGCGTCGATGCTGGACGCAAGCTGCGAAATACGCGGCTTGAGAACGCGTTCGGCGAAGTCGTCCAACTGCATGGTCAGTTCGGCAGACGTAAAGTTCACACCGATGTGCTTCTGGTTGGAAACCGTCAGCGTGGTGAACTGTTCGTTGTCGTCCTGCACTTGCAGCGCGGCGCCGTCAGTCACCAGAGCGCGGTCTGGCAGACGGATACGCAGGGTTGAGCCGATCTTCGCGCCTTCGACGGCAAAGCTGTCGTCGTATTGGCGGTTCACGGTGCGGGTAATCACAAGGTTGTTCTCGAGGATTTCGAGAGCCTTCCGAGTAATCATGTCGATGGTAAGAAGTGAATTAGCCACAGTGGCTTATCCTTATACTTAGCGGTTGCGGGATGCCTCCCACTTCTTGATCTGGCGCTGGCGGTCCGCTTCAATCCAATCTGACGTTGACATGGTTTTTACGGACCTGGGGTCCGTCGTGTCATAGGCAGGAGATGAAGTTGACCGCGCATTTACCGGAGCAATAGGGGCGGGCGCGGATGAGGTTTTTTTGACCGGCGGATCGGCGGCCAATTTGGCTTCGATCGTACCAATCGCCTTGGCCTGCAAAAAGGGAGGGAGTTTAGAGATACGCTCAGCTTCTTTCGGGTTGGACCCTAACCAATAGATGATGTTGGGGCCACTGTCAGAAGCCTGGATCGACTGGGCCATAACATCAGTCACAGGAAGGCTGGGGTTGTAGGCGACTTGTTCAAAGTCGTCGTACCGCCCGCGAGCGTCTTCCTCTTTCTCATGGTAGGTTTCCAGCCATTTAGCCTGCTGCTGGGCTGCATCACGCTGACGCAACATCTCCTGCGCTTTTTGCTCGGCCAAAGCCTCTGCATAACGCGCAGCATTGTCGAAATCGTCAGGCGCGGGAGGGTTGACGGGCATTGCCCGCCGCGCGTCCAGTTCAGCCAGTTTTTGGGCTTGATCTCGTTCCCATCTCCGCTGTTCGCGGGCAAGGCGTTTGCCAACGATTGCGTCCAATTCCTCCTGCGAGAAGGTCTTAGGCGCGTCCGTTGACGCTTCAGCCGGCGTAATATCATCGGGCGCAGGCGCCGCCGTGGCGGCCTGATCCGGCGCGGGCACTTCCGCTAAGTCTTGTACTGCTTCAGACATTGGTGTTCCTTACGAACCCTGGTGAACCGCGCCAGTACGGATTTTAACCCTTATACGATAAAGGGTAAAAAGTGCGCTACGCATTTTGTTTTTGCTCTTGCGTTTGCATTTTAAACTGATGTGACTGTTTGCCATGCCGCGCCGGAATAAACGCAAAGTTTGGCCAAAGTGGTGTCGAACACCATCAAACCCGCAGCGGGGCTGGCAATAGCGTTTTTCTGTGCTGTGGTCATGTTGGGCAGCCTCACACCTTTTGTGGTGCTTTGCGCGTCCAAAATCGCAGATGCCGAAGGCGAACTCGTGCCAATCCCCACGTTGCCGCTGGTGTCAATGCGGAGTTGCTCGGTGCCTGCAAAGCCGTAAACCAGACCGCCCTGATCCGACCGTAGCCGCAACGCACCCGTCGGTGCAGTCCCGAACCCCCCCGCAATACCGATAAATCCTCGCGTCGTACCGCCACTATCCTTCATACTGATTGCCGAATCGGCAGATTGCAAGGTCAACAAGTAATCAGGCGAACTCGTCCCAATCCCCACGTTGCCGCTGGAATTAATGCGAAGGCGTTCGGAGCCGCCCGTGCTAACAGCGGTAGTGTCAGCAGCAGGGAACCACATACCTGTATTGAGGTCGCCCTTAGCTGCGATAGACGGCAACGCCGCCGCTCCCGCACCAAAAGATGCCACGGTATTCACTGTGAGTGCAGCGTCAGCGGCGCTCGTGCCAATCCCCACGTTGCCAGTGCTGGTGATGCGAAACCGCTCGGAGGCTGCTGTGCTAATAGCAATAGTGTTAACCGCTGGGAACCATATTCCGGTATCAAGATCACCCTTAGCCGCAATAGACGGCAAGGCCGTTGCTCCCGCACCAAAAGATGCAACCGTATTCACGGTTAGCGCAGCGTCTGGCGAACTGGTCCCAATCCCCACGTTGCCGGAAGCATTAATCACAAAAGGAGTTGCATCAGGATTGGTGCTATCTTCCACCACCAGTGCGTTGCCGCTGCCTGTTTGGGTAATGCGAACAGCGTCTGAAACTGAATTTGCGTCTACCGTTAAGGCCGCGGCGGCGACCGCGCGCGCCGCCGTTAAATTAGCCACCGACACTTGGACTGTGGCGCCGCTTTGCACAATCGGCAGCACTTCGGTCCCGGCAAGCGGCGTAGAGGCAACGGAAAGCTGCGAAATCTTTTTATCAGCCATGTCTCTACTCCAACAAAATTAAACCGTTGTCTTCTTGAGTAAGGTTCTCAAGATTTTCAGTTTCAAGGTTACCTTGCGCTTGATCGGGGCCGTACCCTGAAAAAAACGAAACTATGGCGCCTAGCCCTATGGCAACGCCGTTTCGTAAAGCGCCAGCAAACCCCATGTCTCAAGCCTTATTGATAGGTTTGGCGTACAGAATACCGTCGGTAGACACTCGGATAGCGCTAACCCGCCAAACGCCGCTGGTCGTAATAGGAACCGCGAACGGAATGGGGGTATACGGCGGTATCGGCGTGCTGGCAGTCGTTGCAACGGCCCCTTCGCCGACTTCAACGTAACACGCCTGGTCCGACCAAACCACAACACCCTGCGGTCCCGCGTTCCAACCGGTCGTATTAGCCGCCGTGGCGGTAAAAGACGCGGTTTGGGCGGGGAAATCTGCTTTAGTAAGCGGTTTAAGGAGTTCCATCAGTCGGCGTCCTTATGCCAGGAATTTGAGTTTATACAGCGTTGACAAGTATAAGCCAACAATTTCGTCGATTATGTTCTGCAACGCCGTATCAGACTTGTCGCACACCTTATAGCGCGCATCTTCAATTTCTTTGAGGTTATCCTCAAGAAATTCGGTGATATTGGATGTTTTGCGCGCTGAGTGCAAGGAAATCGGGCCAATTAGCCCGTGCCGGCCTTGGTACGCCTCGGCAAATTTGTCCGCAAGGTCGATTACGCTGTCGTAAAACTTGCCTAAAGCCTTATGCTTGGCGTAGCTGCGCGTGTTCAGATGGACCGAATGGGCCACATCACGGGCCAAAAACAGATTGCCAATAAATTCAGCGCAACTCATTGCATTGGCCCTCCTGGGGGCATTTCGGGTTGCATTTGAGCCATGTCTGGCGGCATACCACCCATTTCAGGCGGCATTTGATCCATAGCCGGCATTTGGCGCTCCATAGGCGTGTCGCGGCCCACAATGTCGCCCGTATCCATGGCCGCAGCAATGGTGCCCATCACGATGTCTTGAATTTGCTCAGGCGACATGCCCGCCTGGACCGCCGAAATGCGCTTGGTTTCGGCGTCATACGCCTTGATTTGGACCTCTTGGGCCTCAATAGACTGCTCGACCCGCTGCAACATGCCGACCACTTGGTTGAGTTCTTTGGTCAGTGCCTCAAGTTGCATCTTGGCTTGCTGCATTTCAGGGGATTGATCTTCCCCTTCCATAACCTTTGGATCAATGATCTTAGCAAACCGCGCCGCCATCTCCTGCGCGCCTGGCCAATCCATGTTTTTGACGAATAGATCACCGGCAACGGACCAAAGCTGAGGATTGGACTGCAACAGCATCGACATGGCGTCCAAGGCTTCCTGGCGCTTAGTCATGTAGCCTGGTCCTGTGGTCACGCACACGTCGTAAACGCCGACCGACGGGTTATAGATCTTGTCAATCACAAACCCGTTTTCGTCGCGGATTTCCTTCATTGGTTCCGGCTGCGTGGGGTTAATCCGCACCATACCCACCTCGCCGTCCAACCCTACAATACGCGCCACGCGGGCGGTGTCGTAAATCTTGGGGATCATGTCCACAAGCTGCCGGGTGACGTAGCGGATTGCGCGAGACAGGTTGTCAACGTAATGGTACGTCCCCGTGTCGCCTTGCTTTTCACGCGCGAGGATTGCCCGGCCCGACCGTTCGTTGCTCTGGGCGCCAAGGCTGCTGTTGTACTGCCCCGTGGTGCCCTTAATGTCTTCAGCAGCGCCCATTTTAGCTTGTATGAGGCCGGTCTGAGCCAAAGGCGGTGGAGCACGTTGCGGGAGCGGCAGAGTCTGCCCTGCGCCGTCCGTAACGTCCGGATTGACCTCTAGGTACGGCCAGTTGTTTGTGTTGGCCGTTTTCCACTGCATCTCGTACCCTTCAAACTGGCCACCATAACCAATAAAGGGTGCTTTGGGCGCCAGCGCCAGCATTTCGGCTTCCTGGCTGACCCAGTAGTTATACATGCGCTGGGCGTCCTTGGCGTTTCGCACAAGGCCCGACACGTAAAGCTGGCCGTCTACCTCAAACTCGTTGCCAACCACCCGCACAACGGGGATGTATTTGCCGGCCCAATCGCGTTCTTCAAGAACTTCAAACCCGTTGGTCTTCATCCACTTGACTTTTTTGCGGTCCACCGAGCGCGAGCGCAGCGGCTTACCAAACATCTGCTTGAGTTGCTTGTCTTGCGGGCTGTTGGCAAACGCCGTGATGTTGTCGGGGTAGAGGTTTAGCGTCGCTTTTTCGTGTTCGTAGTAGAAGTATTCGGCGATACGTACCATGTCTTCCGAAAGCCATTGAGAAAGGCTCTGGTCGCCCACGCCTTGCGACAAAAGGCTAGAAATTGGCGCAGCATCTGGAAACATGCGTTCATAATCAGCCTTGCTCACATCTTCAGTAACAAAACACCACTCGGCGTCGGAGCCGCACGGGTCTTGGATTGCCGGGTCCATATAGACCGAGAAAGAGTTGCGAACGCGCCCAATCCTAATATCCTGATCGAAGCTGTCCTCGCGGGTGTATTCGGTCAGGATGCGGATGTAGCCTTCGCCGTAGGTCACTTGGTTGTCGCAGGCGGTATCGTAGGCCACGTCGGCGTCGGAGATGTATTCGATGTGGCGCACCATGCCGTCGAATATCTCAGCCACGCGCACGTCGGCCATGTCGTCCGCCGGAATTACCTTGCCCGTTGGGCGGTTCTGCCGCTGTTCGTTCGTCACCTGGCGCACATGCTGCGGTAGCTTGTTGATCGTCAGGCACGGTCGCGCGTTGATCGTCTGGCCCTGCACGGACCCGCGAGTTGACAACACGTCCGCCGGCCATTGCCATTGGTTGTCGGGCGACCCGGCCATAAACCGCAGGTCGTCCAGCTCGTCCTCGCGGCTGTCCGAATAGGCCGATAACGCTATCGTATAGCGCCGGCGCATAGCCGACAGCCGATCCTTGTCGTCGCTGTCCGATACGCTGCCCGCTGCTTCTACGTCGTTTGATGCCATTACTTTTGCTTCTTTGCGGCCGTGCGCTTGGTTGCATACGCGATGGCAACAGCCTGCTTGGCCGGCTTGCCCGCGGCAATCTCAGCCTTCACGTTTTTGCGGAAGGCGTCTTTTGACGCGGATTTGACCAGCGGCACGTTACTTGCCCTTTTTCGCAGGCTTGGCGGGCTTGGCCGTCTTGGCAGATTCACGGAACGCAGCCGCAGTTGGCGCGCCCTTGGAACCAACCTTCCGCATCTTCTCGCCAGAGCCGCCCGCAATGCGGTCGCGTTTGGCGTTGATGTTGCTGTAAAGCCCTGGTTTTGCCATCAGCACTTCCACCTTCTCATGCTGGCCTTAGCGCGGTCAGCGTTTTCAGACTTAGCTACCACGCCCGCCATTCTGGCGCAAAAGGATTTTTTGCGCCCCTTGTCCGCCTCGGTCTTGGGGCTGGGCGCCGGCGGCTTCAGGTTAGAGCCTGTCTCACGATTGTATTTGGCGCGGCCCTTTGCAGTCAGACCCGCGCCCTTATCCGTCGGTAGCTTCTCGCCGCGGCCTACGGCCAGCGATACGCTCTTTTTCGGCATCTTACACGCAATGGATAATGGCAAAGTTCAACACGACGGCTTCGGATAACGAACCGGCTGAGATGTTACGCAGGACAAACGCGCAAGAACCAGCCGTGTGGCCTGAAACCCAGCAGTTGTAGGTTACATTTGACGCCACGCCGCCAGCCACGTTGACAATCACTAAATCTTTGGCGGATAATTTGCTGTTGGTCATAGTGAACGCAACATTGGTAGTAGCGTTGAGGGTAGCATTGCTCATGGTAATTCGGCCCGCTGAGGCGTTAATCGTCACGCCCGTGGACTTGTCGGTCAACTGCGTAACGGTGCTTTGCGCGGCTGCCGCGTAGCCAATCTCGTCGGAAGCGTAGATGTCCACGCCGTTGATGTCAGTGCCGCTAACGGTTGTTGCGTTGACGGTATCAGCGCCTACGATGTTTTGGTCTTCGTAGGCAACGCCGATTGGCTTTGTATTGGCCATTTAAGCCCCCATCCAAGATGTTGGTATTCCGGCGGGAGAATAGGAGCGCCGGGTGCCCCTGTCAACATATTCTCGATGGGCTACCGGGAAGGCAAACGTCACCGCGATAGCGTCAGCTGCGTCGGGGCTGGCCAGCCCGCGCGACTTCATGTCCTTCTTGCTCTCTAGGAAAATGGTCCCCTTGCTGTCGGGCTTCATCACCGGTCCGGTCAGGTCGTTCTTGAGGTAGCGGTCCTGGGGGATGGCGGCGTCTTTCAGCCAGGCCCGCATCTCACCCCACATCTCAGCCCGCTTGTTGCCCCACATCATAGGGTTCTTCGACTTGTTCCCAAAGTTGACGCCCTTGATCTTGTACCGCTGCTCCTTCAGCCGGTCGACGATGCCGGCGCCTAGGCCGCCCTCGTCAACCACCACTAGCGCCGGCTTGTACGTCTCTATGGCGTCAATGACGTGGCCCACCACCGTCATGGTGTCGTCGCCCTTGTAGCGCTTGATTGCCACGATGTCGCGCCCTTGCCGGACGGCGATGACCGTGCTGTCGGACCCAAACCGGGCAGGGTCCACGCCAACAATAATGGGCGCCGACGGGTCTTTGTGCTGCTGCCGGCGCATGGCGTCGTCCACTAGGCTTGCGCCAATGAACTGATCGTCTGACGCGTTGGGAAACTGACCGTACACCTCGACGTGGGCCTGGGTGCTGTCGGGGCCGTACTCGTCAATAATCTGTTGGTAGACCTGCTTGTCCGTATGCTCGACCGTGCGCGCGTCCACGATCTTGGTGTTCCAAAAGTCCCGCTTGGAGTGGAAGCACTCGTAGAAGTAGCCGCTGTTGCGCCGCGGGTTGCTAAACGCCAGCCAAAAGCGGTGCGGCGTGTTCTCGGTAAAGAACCCCGCTGCGACCGACCAGATGCTGTCGTCAATACCGCTGGCTTCGTCGAACACCAGCAAGACCCCGGCGAAGTTGTGGACCCCGGCGTAGGCGTCGGGGTTCTCAGCCGACCACAGCCGCCCCTCGACGCCCCAGTACCGGGTGCCCATCTTGAGGTCGCGCTCGACCAGTTCCGTCAGCCACTTGGCCGGCATCAGCCGCGTAGCGCTGACCTCAAACCAGTGGCTGTTGAGCGCCATACTAAGCCACTTGGTAATTTCCGCCCAGGTGATCGACCGAAGCTGAGACTCGGAGTTAGCCGACACGATGGTGGTGCTGCCAATCCGCGTGGTCAGCATCCAGATGACCAGCCAGGACACTAACGCCGACTTGCCAATGCCGCGACCGGATGAGGTCGCCATCCTGAGCGTGTCAAAGTCCACCTTGCCGTTGTTCTGCTTCACGTGGTTGGCGATGCTTTGCAGCACTTCTCGCTGCCACCGCCGCGGCCCGTCAAAATTCTCTAGCGGCGTACCCTTCTGCCCCCACGGGAACACGAACAGCACGAACTTTAGCGGGTCGTCCTTGAGGGCCGGCGTCCACAGCCGGGTCATCAACTCCATTTCGTCGTCGGCGCTATACCGCGTGGTCTGCATGTTCTGCCTGACTGATTTGTATTACTGGCTCGGCTAGGCCCTCGATCACGCGGCGGCTGGCCTCTTGCAGCGCGGAGGTGATAGAGATGGTCTGGTTGATGTCAATCTGCACCGCCTGCTTCGCCACCCACCCATGCGCGTGCTTCAACATGTCCAGCGCCGCCTTGGCGTCGCCGGCCAAAGCCGCGTCGCGCAGGACGCCGGCCATTTCCATCTCGCCGTCCGCCCGGCCTTTTTCCTCTGCCAAGGCGGCCAAGGGGTCAAACTCACACAACGCCCGGTATTCGCGCGGCGTCATACCCGACGCTAGCGCCAGCGTGTCACCACGCGCGCCCTTGCGCGCCGCTTGATAAATTGCGTCTAGCCGCGCCTCAGTCGCTTGCAGCCGCCGCGGCTCAAAGGGCAGGGAGTAAAACGTCATAGATTTTATATAACACGGCTTTTTGGGTTTGCAAAAAATAAAAAAGTTTTTGCAGACCCTCCGTGACCGGGACGGGGCGGGCGCGGGGCCTCCCCCCCCGGGCTCTGGCGC